GTAACCAGCACCACCAGCAACACATACTGCGTCAATTTTATCAATCAATTCACGGTCGATTTCAGCAGTAATTTCGTATGATAGAATATCCATCATTTCTTCTTCTAAATCAAGTCCGTGCATAGCTTTCAAGTCTTGTGCAACTTCCATTGACCAACGACTTCTCAATTTACGAGTTTGTGCTTCTACTTGTGCCTTTTCTACTGTCATATTTACTTCTTTAATATGAGTACCAGCACCAAGACCAATACCAATATCATTACCAACACCAGCACCAGCTTTTGAACCAAGTACTTCACCGGCTGATGTTGAATAAGAACCTGTATATGTCTTATCAATTGTATTATAACCTAATTCAACATCAGATGAACCATCATAAGTTTGACCAGCAATAAATCTAAGGGCAAATGCCAATCCAACTGGTCCAGTCATTGGTTGAACACCTACTAGATCGTGAGCTACTAATTCAGGAAATGTTCTTCTTACCATAGGTACGGCAATTTTATGAAACATACCTGAGCCAGTATATCCACCAGTTGTATTTAAACTATCACCAGCAAATGCTGTTGATTCTTGAAGTCTTTGTTCTAAATATTTATGTTGATTTTCCAACATAATAGCTGTAGCTTTTTTTACTTTATCATTCTTGATCTTTGATCCCTCATTGATCACTTCTTCCCATTTTTTTACTAATTCTTTAGTATTCATTGTTTCCTCCTAATAGAATTTATTCCTTATATTTTATTTTCTCTGAGGGTTTTTACATAACTTTTAATGTAAGTGTCAAAAGGTGAATCATTTTCATTTAAATTATCATCTTCTTTTGCACCAGCATGTCCTTTACCTTCATTGGTTTCTTCTTCTTCTTCTTTTTTCTTTTCGTCTTTTTTCTTTTCGTCTTTTTTCTTTTCGTCTTTTTCGTCGTCGTCTTCATCTTCTTCATCTTGTTCATTTAGACTTTCAATAATAATATCGAATTTCTTATCAATTTCGTCTTTGCTTACTACACCCTCTAAAACAGCAAAAACCTTTTTCTTTTGTGATTCTGTCAATCCATCAGCTTTCTTTCTCAAATAAAGCTCTGCAGCAAGTTGTTGTGCATCAGTCTTTACTTCAAGATTTTCGGAAATCATTTCATTCATTTCTTCTCTTATTTTGATAATTTCTTCTTTAGCTTCTTTAAGAAGATCTTTTACTTCTTTGTCAATAAGACCTTCATCAATAGATAGTCTTACTTTAAATTGTTCAATAAGATCATTATAAAGTTCGCCTTTTTTAGCATATTCCATAATTTTATCAGGAATTACTAATTCTTCATCAAGTACTGAATCTACAAAATTACTAAATTTTGAAGTAATATCATCTTTATATTCTTCAAACTTTTCTTCATAAGATTCAATCAATTGATTTTTTTCTTCCGTTAGTTTTTCTTCTAACTTTTCACTAGCTTTCAAATCAATAATTGTTTCAATTTTTTCTTTGATATTTTCTTGTTGAGACTCATCAAGTTTGTCTACTCCCAACATTTTCAAAAGATCCTTCATAGGGGTTCCTCCTTTTTTATTATTATTTATAAATTACAAAGTATTATTCAAAATAATATATAAATAATTGATTTTATTACTTTATCAACTTATCGTATCCCAAAGCTTTAAAAATTTTTGACTTAGGTGATTTAGCAAATTGTTGAAGTATTTCTAAATGCTCATCAATCTTTTTTTCTTTTTCTTTAGGATCATCAATTGTAAAAAATTCTTGACCTTCGTAAATACCTTTTATCCAAGAAGGATTATTTGAAGGATCTGTTACAGCATCATATACTAATAAACTGAAATCTTCATTTACATAACCATCTTCACCTACAGTTCCAAGACCTCTAGAACTAATACCCATTTTTCCTTCTTTTACTAATGTTTTCAAAATATTACCAAAAGGTGTATCAAGAACTTTGGCTTTACCATATACATCATTATTTTTCCATTCTAATACAGTAGTAAGAATAGCAATTTTATCTGGATTTACTTCAGGATTAGGTGGATGTCCTAATTCACCCCAAAGGCATTTATTTTGAACTTTAGGTACAACTTTACTAATTTCTCTTTCTAAAAGTTCTTTTTTATAAATTCTACCATTATTATTTTTAATTTCAGCAGAACTAAAAATACCAGTAATATACATACCTTTACTTTTTGATTCTTGTACAACTAATTCGTTATTAATTTCATCATTATAACTCCTAAAATGCGTTATTAAATTGATCCGCCATTATTTTTATATATCCTTTTTTTACTTTTGGATCTAAATTGGATTTTTTTATTGTATCCAATATTTTTTCTTGTTTTTCTTCCATTGATAAGCTATCATCTTCTTCTATTTTTACAAATATACGAAATAATTTTATCATTTCTTTACCATTTTTAAATTTAGATAATAAACCTTCATCTATATTTTCACCCATACTACTTTTAAGCTCTAGCTTATTTTTTAACCATTCATCTTTATAAGTTGAAACTTCTTTACTAATAATATCTTTTGCTTCCACATATTCATCATTTTCAAAATGATCAAGAGCTTTTTTAATATTTTCCTTACTAATAGGCATAACAATATTCTCCTTTTACTTTTATTTATATTTATAACTACATTTCTTCTTCTTTTTGTCTGAACCCAAGTTTATAATCCATTTCCATGCCTTTTTTATTTTCTTCAATTTCTTCTTGATTCCATTTTAAGAAATTTTTCATCAAAAAATATCTTGAAATTTCTTCTCTATCAGCTAAGGCCATGTAATTATTATATCTTGATTCTAAAAAGTTTTGTTCCATTTGTTCTTTATATTTAGAAGGTGGATTCATTCTTATAGAAAATGATTCTTCAGTTAAATTATATTGTTTTTTCAATCCTTTAAAATCCAAATGAAGAAGAAATGTTTCTTCCAATGATTTACAGAATTTATGTTGTTGTCTTTCAAGAAATTTTGCCCATTTAATCTCATCTCTTGAAATTTCACCAGTACTTGAACCTCCAAATACTATATCAGCACCACGTTTTTCTTCTTCTGCAGTTACTCTTGAAATAGGATATTTTAAAGCTCTATAAAGTTTTCGTGAAAAATAGTAAATATCATCTAATTCAGTAAAACCTTTTGAATCACCACCGACAGTATCAATATTAGATCCTCTACCATCAGCGGATTGTGGTACATAATAATTTTCTAACATTGACATAATTTCTGGTGCACTTGTAAGTTGACCAGTTTTAGTATCATAAGTTTGTTTTCTTGTCATTTTAGATTTTATTTTTTCAACATATGCAAGAGCTTTTTCTCTTGGCATATTACCTGTATCAATTCTAAATACTAATCTTTCTGGAGCTCTTACTATTCTATATATAATAACAGATGTTTCAAGTAGTTTTAATTGATTGAAAGGCACTTTTGCTTTTTCTAAATATCCAATAATATCAAGTTTAGAACTTCCATATAAACCATAATTTATATATCCAATTTGATCTGGGTAAAATACTACTGTTTTTTGATCAGCTTCAGCTTGTTCTAATGTCATTATAGTTCCTGGTCGTTCACTTAAATATTGAAGATAAGCTATTACTTTATTTGTAAAAGGATCTAAAATAACATCCATAGTTGTTGTTGGTAATTTTTTCAAACCAACTATTCCATTTTTTTTATGTTTAGTATCAATAACTCTTTCATAAAATACTTTACCATCAACATAGTATGTATAAATCATTTCCCATAAAAGTTCTTCTGTATCAAGTCTTTTATAAAATAATTCTTCAAAATTATTAGTAACATTTTTTATCATATTTTCATTTAAATTTTTATCTTTTATATTTAAATGAATTATTCTATCATTTTCATCAACTTGAGTTGATTCATTTGTAGCATCTTCTATAACATCAGATATTTCCGTTGCTATTGCCATTTCTCTATAATTTCTTATTCTTTCTAATGAGTTTTTATAATGCCTGTTTATATAAGTATTATAAAATAAATTAAAAGATGATAAACCAATATTATCAAACATAGCAAGTGCAGCTAATGCATCATAGCCTTCACCTGCATCAGTTGGTGGAAATTTTACTTTTTCTTTTGGTTTAAATGCTTCAGTTTTTTCTACTATTAGTTCTTCATCTTTACTTTTATTTCTAAATCTATCAAAAAATCCCATTTATTAACCCCTTTTATATAACACTAATTTCAAACATCAAATATTCTGTATCATTATAAAATTCTGGTTCTTCAGATACAAGTTCAAACATTAAATATTCTGTATTATTATATTCCATTATATTTTACTTACCCTCAATTCTGTTACATGCTTATAAATATTTTGATCTTTTTTAACACTCCAAACTATTTTATATTGTCCGGGTGTATTTGTTGTATTTTTATCAACTAATTTAAATACTTCATTATCAACTATTGATGCTGAAACATTTGTAGAAGAAACTGAAATACTATCAGATGTTAAAATTGATGCCGATGCAGCAGTTGGATAAAATTTTTGACCATTTTTATCTCTAATAGATAATTTTAATGTTCTTATTTCACCCTCATAAAATTCTTGATAAGTATTCATTTAAATTTTTCTCCTATTTTTTAAAGTTCTTCTGAATTTATTTATCAAGCTAGATTTTATTTTTTTAGAAAAGTCTTTACTCCAAGTTGATATAATATATTTTTCCATTTGATCATAAGGAATTTCTTTTAATCCTGTTATGTAATAATTTGGTTTGTAAAAATATCTTCTTACTGCTTTTTTTAAAAATGGATATCTTTTTTTAACTATTTCCCAAGTAAATCTTACATTTCCATTTGTTCTTTCAAATATTATTTTCCATTCTTTTGCAAACATCATACGTTGTGCTCTTGGAATATAGGTAAAATTTATTGCTTGAAAAAATCTCCATTGATGTCCTGTATTTGGATGAATACCTTCAAGAGCATACATCATAATAACAGTAGGTTGTGGATCGTTTTCCCAAGCTTTATACTTAAAATTATAAATATATCCACTTTTTATATTTACACCACTAAACCTTTTTTTATATACTCTTTTTATTGCCATTTTATATTATATTTTTGTTTCCATTTCAAATTTATTATTCCATAAACCTACTTCTTTTGATTTTAAAGTTGGTAATTTTGGCATACTAAATTTGATATCTTTTAATAAATTTTGATCTATAGAATCTTTATCTATTATAAAAAGTGATGTATGTGGTTTTACTCCAGCAAATTTTTTAATATCAAATTTAGACGCAACACTATTAAATGATTCTAAAAATTTGAAATTTGGTTTATATTCTAATACTAAATAATCTTTTGGTGTGCTTAACCCTTGAAATAATTGTAAATCTTTAGGATTAAATTTTATATCCAAGTTTGAAAGATCATTTAATTCTCTTACTAATTCATCTTTAGGATAATTTTTTGGTATTTGTGCTATAGTAAAATGATAATGCTTTGGTTTAGTATATTTAATTTTATGTTTTATCAACCAACTTTCAATGTAATCAGAAATACGTTTTATACTTTTTGGATCAATAGTAAATCCAAGCATTGTACCTTTCATCCATTTTTTTTCTGTTATATAATTATAAAATTTCATAAAAAATTTACCTCAATGATCTTTTTAATCCACTTAAATAATTTTCAAATGAACTAATATAGCTTGATAAAAACATATCTCTAGCATCCGCAGTACTTATACTATTTGGATCTTTTAAGTATATTTTTTCCGTTTCTTTCATAATTTTATCTGTATGTTTTGCAACTAAATTCATATTTTCAGTTACTAATTTATCAGCAGCTTTTAATATTTTTTTTACATCGCTATTAGCATTTTCGTTCAAATATTTTTCTTCTAATTTCATTTTATTTACTCCTATTAAATAATTGATTCTCTGTAAGTATTTTAAATTTCCATTTCATTTTACTACAATAATTATTAGCTGCTTTCCATTTAGCTTGATTTCTTATATAAGTAGCTTCTTGTTGTAGTATAGTTTTTTTAGATTTACCTTTTGTTATTTTAGGTGGAATAGTTTCATGATAAGGTTTGACTTCAATTAACCATTTTTCAATTTTTCCACTTTTATTTTTAGTTTTTATAAGAAAATCAGGATAATATCTTCTTAACTTTTTTTGAACAGGATCAAAATATTTTATAGTAATTGACTCACTTGACCATTCAATTATACTAGGGTTCATATCTGCCCATTGACAAAACATTCTTTCCCATGAACTTCTCACTATGATAGGAGATTGTCCTTTATATTTCTTTATGTTCACAGGTGAATAATTACTTACATTTTTACCTTTAATTCTTTTAATCATTATTTATGATATTGAACTTTTCTTCTTCCTGTTGGAGTTTTATGAGCTTTTGACATTCTTTGTGCTAATCGTTTTCTTTTTTTACCCTCAGCACTTCTTTGAAACTTCTTCTTTTTCATTTTAATTTTTTGTCTATTCTTTTTTCTATACTTACGAGCATAAAGTTTTTTTTGCATTGTTGTCTTTTTTGCACGTCTTAATTCTGTAATTTCTTCTTCAAAATCAATATTATCAATTATATCAACTACTTTATCTAATTGTTCTTCAGTTAATTGATTTTCATCTAACTCAATAATAAAATCCATCATTTTATTAAATAATTGTTCATCAAGATCAACTTTTTCTGGAAAAACATTTCCCATTATATATTTTTCTTCAATTTTCATTTTCTAGCTCCTTACTTATTGATTTTAATAATCTTTCTAAATGATTAAATTCACCATCAGTTAAATCATCAATATATTTATTATTTATTTCATCTATAATTTTATC